CCTAGTGGATACTTGAGGATCATTCAAGTCAATTCCAAAAATTGTGGATAAATTGTGCAAATCTCTTCTAGCGTCTTCCGTGGGTGTTCGGTCGATCCGACCCGGGAGCCCGTAGGGACGATCCTAGGGCTGATACGGCGTAGCGTATTGCGTCACTATTCGGTGTCGCAAAATGATAGAAACGCCCCACCAAACGGACGCGTGATTCGGTACTTAGCGTGTCAATATGCGACACAATCAAGATAGCGGGATCCGATCCATGAGTGACGGATTCTGGGACCGCTAGAATACGCCACGAATGGCCGGGAACGCGTCATTGTCGCAATATGTGCCATACGGTGTGACTTGCGACAATCAGCAGCGGGGCCATGGGGGTAATTTTGGTTTTGCAATTCTATATTATACCCTCTCAGATTTTTTCCCCAAAATTATTTGCAGGCTCCCCATTCGCTCAGGACTTTGACGATGGCGTTGAACCCGTTGTTTGTCATCGGGTGGTACTTGAACCCTGCAACGTCCCCAAGGACCTGCAACAAGTCTTGGAATCCCACCAAGCCATCCTCGTTAAGGTCTGAAGGACAACTGTTGTCGGGGTAGTAGTTCACCGAGTAGTACGACGGGTCGCAAGGATGACCGTTGCCACAAGCCCATCGAACCACACCACCAGACGAGAAGTAGTCGGGACCAGTGAACCTTGCAATGTGGAAACTTCCGGGCCACTTCTTGCTTCCCCAATCAACGTCAGGGTTCCATCGGATCAGGTCGCCATAGTCATTCTGTGATGGAGATGAGCAGCATTGTTCACCAACGATAGTTTCCCGGTGAGGCCAGAACTTCAACACGGGTGAATCAATCAAATCTTTGTGTTGCTGCTGCACCAATGGGTATTTGTATTGTGGAAACTGACTGCCGTACTTCTTACCGAGTGGACCATGCAGAATCCATGAGTCACACCATGCGTACTCAAGGTCAACAAGATCGCCAGTTCTTGGACAGCACCCCTCTGGTCCGTCGAAGTACCAGTTGACTGGAGTGAACTTAGCACCCAGATACATCCACCGTTGGTAGGGGTTGGATTGAATGCAGTTCCAATACTCTCCCGCATCTGGGCAGACAATCCCAGTGTCTATCTCCCAGTATTCAATGCACTCTTGGCAGTTGTCTAGCCAAGGATACAGAGGGTCTGGTCGGCTGTTCTTGAAGATGTCACCCTCGATAGACCAACCAAATGCTCGTGTTGGTGACTCATTGCCATAAGTGCTACCGATCATGTACGGTCGGCGTGGATCACCATTGGGGTACGAGAACTCAGGATCAAACCCAGACTGAATGTAGACATCAAAGGTTCGTCCAAAGGGTGTAAGTCTGCCAAGGTCATGAATCCACATAGCCACAGCATCGGGATCACTAGGTTTACCCACGGTACTATCCAAGGCCGTAGCCAGCAGCAGACTTAGCATTTTATTTTCCTCAACATTCAGGGTTTTCTTGGGGGCAGAGATGTCCACAGTCCACCTTCAACGGCAGAATGTTCTGGACACAGCCCCGAGGGATACAGTTTATGTTCCCAAAATATTCCTTACAATCACTTACAGTTCCTGCAACAGTCACTGATTGATCTGTGTGTTCGACCAGATACCCAATAGTTACCATCTCGATGGGGTTCATGGCGGTGGCTTCTTCGGGGCCAACCCAAGCCTCATCATGACCGTGAGTATCTAGCCAGATAACCTTGACGATATCCATCAATACTTCTTCAGAAGTTCTTTGATTTCAAGGTCTTTACGACCAGCCATCTTTCGCTTACGTCTACGGGTGACTTGACCTCGTTGACTTGCACTTCGTTTTCTTGTGTCACTAGAACTAGCACCAGTACCACTATCAGTATTGTTGCCACCTCCACGATTTCGTGAGGGTACATTGCCACCTAATCCGGGCATATCTAATCTCCTTCTTTGTTGAATTGATGGGGGTGTTACCCCTAAGTTCTTACTATAGATATACCTATATCTATATTCACCTAGATCCTTGTAGATCTAGAGGCCCCCCAAACCCCCCACAAAGGGGAACTTGGGGAGCCACTCATAGGTCTTCACCTGAGTCCTTGTGAGTCTGTCGGCCCAGATACGAATAGTATCCTAATAGTCACCCATTCAGAACCATCGGTTCCCCATAGGTTTAACGCCACGGACATTGTTCATGAAATCTTCCAGTTCCCGGTCCAGCAGTTCAACCTTCCGTGCCTTGATTTGTCTGTCGGCATCCTGAGCCATCTGCTCGGTCCAGTAGTTCACCCCCATCGCTAGGACATCCAAGCGGTCATCATGGGCCAAAGAACCCTTGGCACGGGTAATACGGCTCATCTGATAGAACAACTGGTACTTCAGTGCCTTATCAGGGGACAGGTGGCGGGTGCTGTCGTAGTCCTGTTCAATCACCTTGCGGTTGATCACAAGTCTGTGTTGATTCATCACCGGCTCTAGGGTGTCAATGATCCGGCGTTCCTTCTGGGTGCTGTGCCTTACTTCCTCAACACTGACCTTGTAGATCTTCGCAAGGACAGGCTTCAGGAGGGCCGTGAACATGCCGTCACCGAAGTTGGATTCCACAAGGACCAGATTGACCTTTTGCTCTCGGGCGATCACAGCGAGCCTCTGAAGGGCCTTATCGTCGTATCCACCCTCAATGCCCCCAGCGTCCGTCACGAAGAGGAACCCGTTGATCATCTTGACCACGGCATACGCAGTCTCATCAGCACCACGACCTGAGGGGTCGATGGCGAGGACAGAACCGCTGAACTTCTTCCAGCCGTGGGATACCTCAAAGGGGGTGTAGTACCTGTCTCCAGATAAACCCACGCACGGCACATCAGTAACAACCCGATCTCTATCAGGTGCCCAAACAACTTTCTCGGGGCCTTCATCTCCACTGATACTCATGACCAGCAAGTCCGATAGTTTGAGCGGATACCTATTCTGATCAGACAGGGTGGCATCCAGCATAAACTGCAAAGCAAACCCAGTACGTCCATAGGAAGCCTCACGTTCCATGAGATCTTCGTTGTTGAACCGCAGCGGGTCGATAGGAGTCCCTGAGTCCTCTGTGAGGGCTTTCACCAGTGGAGCAAGGGTAGAACCCATCCGGTTCTGCTGGCTCTCTGAGGGGATTCTAGCGGGCCAGATACGGGTCTTGTATCCGCGTTCTGACAGGGCCGAATATATGGTCATCTCAGTTTGGGGGGTGCCGAGGTAGAGGATCTCTCCTTCGGGCTTGAGGACAGCATCGAATTCCTTGATTGTCTCAAGAAGTTTGTCTCTCATCATCTGAGTGGCAGAGTTATTCAGTGACTCAACATCGTCGGCAATGATGAGGTCAGCACGAGATCCTGTGATCTGTGAGGTGATACCTTTGGATACTACTGAGGGTGCGTGTGAGGCAGGAGCCGGTCCTACGTCAAAGGCAACCTTGGAGTTCCGTTGGTCTTCTCGGGGCTTGAGGTGTTCCAATATGGACATCTCGTGGATAAGCCTCAGGGTGAATGTGGAGAAGTCATCGGACCTTTGTTTACTGGCGGACACCACTAGGATGTTCTTGGAGGGATCCATCAGGAGTTGGTGGCAGACGTAAGCCGATGTAATCCATGACTTTCCGACACCTCGGAATGCTTGGATCACTCGACGCTTGGGACCATTCTGAACATAGTCAGCAATGTCATACTGGACCGGGGTAGGGTCCGGTAGATTCAGTTGCTTCCAGCAAAGGTAGAGGAAGTTTCTGAAGTCCTTGAGTTCTTCCATTACTTCTTAATCTTAAGCCGTTTGCGGCCTGATGCAGTGATGGGGTAGGTCACACGATCAGGGCCAGTTTTCTTACGAGAAGCAGTTCTTTTCTGGGAAGAGGACATGCGATCTGCAACAGACTTAGGACGGCATGCGGGGTAGGGCCGAGAGGAACCCTTGGCAGATTTACGGCCACACTTCTCGCCGGTCTTGATATCCCGCCAGTCTTCCTTGAACCACTTGGTTAGGCCGCCTTTAGTCTTTGCCATTATTTACCAACCTTCTTCTGGGCTACCTTGTGTGCT